AAACTATCTCTCGTACATCAGCGGCGTGGTGTCCGGGCTTGGCGCAGGACAGTCAGCGTCCGCCATTGCGGCGAAGGTATGGTCTGACTACGGGTCCAAAGTAGGAGCGACGCCGAGTAAAGTATTTTCGTACACCTCGAACTACCTTTCGAGCATCAGCGCTATTGTCTCGAACGCGCACTCCGCGGCGCTCGCCGCTCAGTCGCTCGCTTCCGTAGCCGCCAACCTGAGCGACGCACTAAGCGATACGCTCGTCGCCGCAAACCAGATCAATTCGCGTGTGCTTCTAGTGCAGTCGCGCGTGAGCGACATCCTCATCGACACGGCTGGGCTGAACGGTGCAGATGCCTCCGACATCGCCTCCGCTACGTGGGCACATGCGAAGGCAACTTCGGTGCTCGCCTACGGCGCGAGCGCGGCAGAGGAAGCATCGAACGCAGCAAGCGCGGCCACGATTCTTCTCTCTCGCGTGCCGACGCCTGCCACCACGGCTTCCGACCTTGTGAGCAGGATCTGGTCGGACTTTGAGTCGAAGATGGGAGTAAGCCCGAGCCAGCTCTATTCGGTGGTGCTCCTCGCGGCTTCCAGGACGAGCGAGATCCTCGCCGATACGGTCTATATCAGCGGTGTTGTCTCCGGCCTAGGAGCCGGCCAGTCCGCTTCCGCGATTGCTGCAAAGGTGTGGTCGGATTACGGTTCCAGGGTCGGGGTCACTCCGAGCCAGGCGTACTCGTACATCTCCAACATGCTCTCCAGCATCAGCGCGATCTCTTCCGACGCGCATTCGGCCGCGTTGGTCGCGCAGTCCTACGCATCGGTAGCCGCGAACCTGAGCGATGCTTTGAGCGACACGCTGGTAGCTGCGAACCAGACGAACTCGCGCGTGCTCCTCGTTCAGTCACGCCTCTCGGAGCTCGACTCCCGCGCTTCGAGCGACATGAGCGACATTCTCTCGGCCGTGCGCGGCAATAGCGATGTCCTGTCGCAGATCCTCGTCGACACGGTCTACATCTCGGGTGTGGTATCTGGCATCGGCGCAGGCCAAAGCGCGTCCGCCATCGCCGCAGCGGTGTGGTCGGACTATGGTTCCAAGGTTGGACAGACCCCGAGCCAGGTCTATTCGTACACCTCGAATATGCTCTCCTACATCTCCGGCGTCGTGTCCGGCCTCGGTGCCGGACAGTCCGCATCGGCCATCGCAGCGGCGGTGTGGAGCGATTACGGCTCGAAGGTGGGTGCGACGCCGAGCCAGCAGTATTCGGTAATCAACTTGATGGGCTCCAGGGTGAGCGAGATCCTGGCAGACACGGTTTACATCAGCGGGATCGTGTCCGCCCTCGGCGCCCCGCCGACCGCGTCCAAGATTTCCTCGAAGGTGTGGTCCGACTACGGTTCGCGCGTAGGGCAGACGCCGAGCCAGGTCTACTCGAACACGTCCGACACGCTCTCGAAGGTTCTCGCCAATACTGCCGGCCTGGCCGGCGCCGACGCATCCGACATCGCGTCAGCGACGTGGGCGCACGCGAAGGGGACATCCACACTCGCATACGGGGCGATCGCAGCGTCCGCGGCCTCCACTGCGACCGTCGAAGCCGCGCAGGCGAATTCCCGCGTGCTGCTCGTGCAGTCAAGGTTCTCGGACTTCACCTCCGCCGTGTACCCGAGCGACATCAGCGACATCCGGTCCATGCTGACGGCTCTGAGCGGCATGCTCTCGGACGTGGACAGCGCCGTGTCGAGCCAGTACAGCGACCTCCTCTCCACGGTCGGCAACCGCTACACCTCCACGATTTCAGCGATCGGCGCAGTGTCGGTGGCGCTGACGGCATCCGACATTTCAGACCTGGCGTCGCAGGTGATCGTTGGCATATCCGGCGTGGTGCTGGATGTGAACGTCGTCCAGGTGAACGAGATCACGGTGAGCGGTGTAGGCACCGTGGGAAATCCGTGGGGGCCGGGCTGATGCCATTCGACTACCGCACATGGGGAGAATCCTGGGACGAATCGTGGGGCGATTCGTGGGGGATTGGCGAGGAAGTGGGCATCGGGCTAGCCCCTATCGCGCGGCCGATCGACATCGTGATCCAGCCGGCGATGGGGCCGCTCTACGGCGCGCAACGCGCCTCGTGGGCGCCGAGAGTGGAGATGCCGCAGCGCGAGCCACAGGCCGATGTCTCGGAACTGCGCGAGATGATGGCGCTCTACACGCACTGGCGTAGAGCCCAAGCGTGAGCGCCAAACGTCTTCGTGCCCTGTTGGATTACAACGAGAGCACTGGTGTATTCACTTGGAAGGTGAATAGAGGGAAGGGACGCATCGGAGCCGTCGCTGGCACTCCCAGCAATGGATATGTACTTATCAGCATTGATCGTGTGCTTTACAAAGCACATCGGCTCGCGTGGTTGTGGTGTTATGGGCGATGGCCGTCGAGTAATCTAGATCACAAAAACGGCAAGAAGAGTGACAACCGCATTAGCAACCTGCGCGAAGCAACTCAGACCGTAAATCTCCAGAACGTGCGACGTGCTCACGTCGATAGTAAAACTGGGTTCTTGGGTGTTACAAGTGATGGCCGCGGCTTTTGCGCCAGGATCAGGGTACATGGGCGTACTAGATACCTTGGCATATTCCCAACAGCAGAACGTGCGCACGTAGCATACGTGCGTGCGAAGAGAATGCTGCACGAAGGTTGCACGATATGACGCCGCTTGAAGTAGTAACGGATGTGGCGCCCATGAGACGCTCGCGGCCACGAGTGGAATCATTCGCTCGTCTAAATAAGAGCGACATTGTCCAAAGAGTCCAAAAGTTTTTTGATGATGACAACATGGACAGAACAGATGAAATTGATGCGAGACTCCAAAGGTACGCGAAAATGCGCCAATGGACCGAGCGCAAGGAATGGCCGTGGGAAGATAGTTCAAATTTCGCCATGCCGGACCTGATGACCGCCTCCCAGCGCCTGCAGGACACGCTCCACAATGCCGTCATGTCGTCGCGCCCGGTTGTGATGGCGAAAGCGACCAAGAAACACGACGAAGAGAAGACCGAGACGGTCGACAACCTGATCGACTACCAGGTGTTCGTCGAGCAGAACGGCGAGGACGCGGTCGGAACCCTCGTGCACGACTTCGTGAACGAGGGCTTCTTCACCGCATACATCCCGTGGATCAAGGAGGAGCGGCACATTGTAGATGTCTACGTTCTGGGGGAACTTCCGCCGGAAGCCTCGCCCGTCGACTTCTTCAGCCAGTTCCTGCAGGGCAAGTTCCCCAAGGCCCAGATCATTCCTACCAAGGAGGGCTGGGACTTCACGATCGTCGAGGAAAAGAAAAAGCACAAGGCAGCGTTCTTCACTCGCGACGAGGGCGATGTCGAAGTCGAGATTTCGATGAACGCCATCCGGTTCAACGGGCCGAAGATCATCCCGAAGGACGTGCAGGAAGTGCTGCATCCGGTGCGCTGCGAGAACCTGCAGATCCCCGGACCCTCGAACCCGCGCGGTGCCCCGCACGTCATCCTGAAGGACTACCCCACGGTCGACGAACTTCGCCGGCTGCGCAAATCCGGCTTCTACGACCTCATGAGCGTGGAGGAAGCCGACAAGATGGGGCTCGCGAAGCGCACCGAGTCCTACACCGAGCGCGAGCAGCAAAGGGACGTGCTGCAGGGCGCCGTACAACAAAAGCCGGGGCCAGAGAAGGGCATCGAAAGCCACGGACAGCTAACCCGGCTCATGTGCTTCGACTGCTACGACGTGGACGGCGACGGGGTCGACGAGGATGTGATCTGGTGGGTGATCCTCGAGACGAAGACGCTGCTTCGCGCCCGCTACCTCACGCAGATGTTCCCCTCGAACCCCCCGATGCGGCCGCTCGCCGAGGGGCACCTTTTCCCGGTCCCCGGCCGCCGCTACAGCATCGGGCAACTCGAAATGCTCGAGGGGCTGCACGACGCCCAGAAGCAGTTCCTGGACATCGGGGGCGACGCCGGGATCCTCGCGAACGCCCCATTCGGCTTCTATCGGGCGACTTCCAACATGCGCCCCGAAGTGCTGCGCATGTGGCCGGGCGAGCTCTATCCCCTGAACGACCCGCAGAAGGACATCAACTTCCCGGTGATGGGGAACCAGAACCAGGCGTTCACCTTCAACATGCTCGCGTTCCTGAATCAGATGGAGGAGCGCCTGTCGACGATCGGCGAGCTCCAGCTTGGGCGCGTCCCCCACGGCAAGGCGTCGGCGCTGCGCACGGTCCAAGGGATGCAGACCGTGCTCGCGCAGGGCGACGCGCGGCCGGAGCGCGTGCTGCGGCGCTTCTTCAACGGGCTCACGCAGGTATGGCGCATCATCCACAACCACAACCAGGCGTTCCTGCCCAAGAACAAGCAGTTCCTGATCGCAGGCTACACCAATCCGAACGAGGACCCCTACCGCACAGTCGAGGGGCCGGAGAAGATCGCCGGGCAGTTCATGTTCGATTTCTCGGCGAATGCGCTGAATACGAGCAAGGAAGCCCTCCAGATGGCGCTGCAGGACTTGATGGGCGTCTATGTGTCTGAGCTCGCGCTCACCCTCGGGGTCATCAAGCCGGACGGGATTTACCGGCTGCTACGCGACTACGGCAAGGCGAAGGGGCCGGACCCAGACAAGTACCTCTCGCCGCCGACGCCGAACGCGATGCACCCGGCGGTCTTCGCCGAGGAGGCGATCGCGATGATGATGGACGGCCAGATCCCGCAGGGGCCGCCGGCGGAGGGCGCCGAGGCGCACCTCGAGAAACTGATGGAGTTCACCCAGGCCGACGAGTTCGGCTTCATGCCGCAGGAGTACGCGGTCGGGATACTCAAGCCCTACATGGAGCGCATGGCCCAGATGGCGATGCAGGAGAAGATGCAGCAGCAACTCATGCAGGCGGCGCAGCAGTTCGGGCAGCGTGTCGCGCAGCCAGGCAAGAGCGGCCCCGCGGCGATGCCGCAGGGGCCGGGCGGCATGCCGATGCTGCAGGGCGGTGAATTGGCGCAGGAAGATTTACCTGGTGCAGGGGGAGGGGCAAATACAAACGTCATGTAAAGCATGCAAGAAGTGCGACTTAGAACAGAGGCTTGAGTCGTTTCGACTCAGAACTAGCGATGGCTACACCTATCGTGTAGGAACATGCACGACATGTGAGCGAATGGACAAAAAAGTATGGGCCAAGCTTAATCCAGCAAAGGTTGCCGCGCAGAAAAAGCGTCACCGCGCTAAGTATCACGAGCGGCTAAAGGCTTATGACAGGAAGCGTGACCGCGAGCCGACGCGATACGCAAAGATCATTCAAAGATCGAGAGCGTTAGCCGGCACGCCAGAAGGTAAAAAGGACGCCCTGAAGCGCCTGCGTAGGTGGAGGGCTGAATACCCAGAAAAGTACCGTGCCGAGACTGCTGTCGGCAACGCTTTGCGTGACGGCAAGCTGAAGAAAGGTGCGTGCGTTTCGTGCGGCACTATAGCGGGGAGAATTATCGGCCATCATCACGACTACTCGCGCCCGCTTGATGTGACATGG